CAACGGCGTATTATGACGGACTGAACCAAGTCAGTGCCATTCCTATCGTGAAATTCAATGCCCAAACGTTCCTGCAAGATTTGGCTGAACGACCGAACCCTCATAACTTTTATGGCGGCTATCGGGCGACGAACATTCCTTTTGGCGATATGCCAACGACGTTTCCGGCAAGTGGAGCGTTGTTTCAACGAAGCTCCTATTGTTCGCCTTGGCTAGTCGTGGCGTGAGGTGACGCCTATGCTGAAATACAATCAGTTGAGAGTCGGACGGTATAACCTGCTTGGCAAAATTCGATACAACAGCCAACCGCCGCAACGACAGCAACCTTTGTACAATCGACTATCCAACGCCTTATTGGTCGTGTATGACCAAGACGGGAAACGGCTTGGCGTATTGGAAAACGCGGATGACCCGATTTTGGAACAAGAGATTGGCAGTGTGGATACGCTGACGTTTTCCCTTCCATACAACGATCCAAAACGAGAGTACATCCAAAACGAAAACATCGTCGAAGTGGTCAATCAGCGTTATTTCATTCGCGATGTCTCGAAAGTGAGAGCCGGAGGGCGCCTTGAACTCGTTGTGTATTGCGAGGCGACGTGGTACGACTTGCAATATACCGAGCCAATGAAAGTGTGGAGTTGGCAGGACGCGACGCCGGAACAAATCATGGCGGACATTTTAGACGGGACGGGGTGGTCAGTCGGGCGTGTGGAAGTGACAGAGCGCCGAAACCTTCAGCTAGAGGAAGGCTTGACGAACCGTCTAAAAGCCTTGAGAGAGCTTCCTAACGTCTTTACAGGCGAGTTGTGGTTCAACACAAGCAACAATACGGTGGATTTCTTGCGGCCGGAAGGGAGAGATTCCGGAGCATCTATCGTCTATCGGAAAAACATGAAGGAAATCGAAGTGAACTATAGTACGAAAAATCTTGTCACAAAGCTCTACTTGTACGGGAAGAACAACATGACGATCGAAGACGCTCATCCGGAAGGATTGCCCTATATTGAAAACTATCAATATACGACCAAGAAAAAAGTGCTTGTCGCAAAAGACGAGCGTTTCACCAACCCGTTCCATCTTTACGAGCGCGGTCTGTATGCCTTGAGCATCTTGTCGCGTCCGACTGCTTCATACGTGATGAAAGTTGCCGACTTGTCGAGACTGTCGGGGTTAAGCCATGAACAATTCGCCCTTGGCGATAACGTGTTCGTGTACGACAAAGAATTGGGCATCAACGAGAAGAAGCGCATTGTTCGTTGGAAGTACAACATCAAGAAGCCGTGGGAATCGGAAGTGGAGCTTGAACGTCCACAACCGACGCTGTCTGATTTGCTGTCGGGTGTTCAAGAAGCGGCATCCGTTTTGGAATCGGAAGATACGGTAGACCGACAAGATTTGCTGAACTTGAGCGTCTTTAACTACCTCATGAATTCCCGTGCTGATGACGGATTCAACTATTGGACGAATAACGGGTGGGAGATTGATCCGGTCAACGGATACAGCGGCAACGCCTCGTTCAAAGCGACGGCTGAAGAAGGGAAAACCAAGACGATTAAGCAAATCGTTTACCCTTCCCATCGTGATTCGTATTCCATCAGCATGCGAGTGGCGGCGGAAAACTTGCAAGTCGGGAGGGGGCGCGTCGGTGTTTACATTCGCATCAAGTACGCGGACGGAACAGAAGACGAGCCAATTTGGCTGTCACTGGCCGGAGGTGAGACGACATGATGTTCCAATTAGTCAGCCAAGTTATTGAAGTAAAAAACCCTGATCGGGGTGTTTCGGCGATTGAAATTGAGTTTGTCGTGGAGAATTGCCAATCGGGGCAGGTGAACGTCACCGACATCATGCTACAAAGCGGTTCAATCGCGACTTTGTGGAAAGGGCATCCGTCGGAAACGCGTTGGTCGCTAGACGGGTGATGGTATGAATAAAGGAGATTGGACGCGATTTCTCGCCACATTGACCAAATTTCAACGAAAAAAAGTGGATCATATCGAATTTGAGCTAGTCGCTGAAAACCTGCGGCGCGGAGCGATCCGCATCACTGACTTGCAATTGCAAGAAGGCGAACAGGCGACGGCTTCCATTCCGAACACGGCGGAATGGTTCCAACCTGCATACGGAACATTGGACGAAACATCAACGGCCGTTGGGGGAGACGTTTATTTAGGCGATCAGCCGCGAGTATTCGAGAATGTGAAAAATCGCTTCTACAACATTGTCGGGCGAGGACATGAAGCGATTATCGTGCCAAACGTGTACGAAACAGACTTCTCACGTCAACTGACGACTACTGTCGTGGACATCACGCTATACGCGAAAAACGACTTCGATTTGTTACGGATTTCCACCAACTACGGAGACTATGTGGACGAATACGAGCGAGTATATCCCGACGAGCCGGAACATCCCTTAAATAAGCGATACAGCCGTGAATTTTTCTTTGAAGGCGGCGCGGCCGGAAGCGAAATTCGGTTGTGGGGCTCAAGGAACGAGGCGTCGATCAACGGCGTTCCGGCCAATCGGGCGAGCCGGAGCCTGCCTGTCGGCAACGGAACGCTCAAGATAAGGCGTCAATTGTTCATGGGCTTGCCTTATGGCTCGAACCGGATTCGCATCGAGTTTTACAAGCTAGTTAATGGGAAAATGCAAGACGTTGGCATTGGGTACTGGGGAGTTGTCGAACTCATTCAATGGCAGGAAGGGAAGTCCAAGCCATGATAAAGCTGTTATCTTGGTCGCTAAATGAGCCGTCAAACGCTGAATTTGAGCAATACGCGAGAGAAGTCTCAACAGGCGTATGGGAAATCATTGACCCGAACGCTTGGAAGAATTGGGGCGGCGATCAGCGCAACTTTTGGTACGCGTTTTTAGAACATCACGACAAAATACATGCGTTTGGTCTTCACGATTTCGGTGTATTAGCGGACGGTTCGATTTATCATTACAAGGCCGGAGAAGCGTATCCAGTCTTGACCGATGACGAGAGCGGCATTCGCTATTGGATGAGAGATTCGTTGCGATTTTTGGTGGATCACTACCCGAGTATCAAGTGGTCGTTACAAATGGTTTGTTTTAATGAAAGTCGGGTAGAGCCGATGTTAGATAACGTGAACAATGCACAAGACACGTTCATCCGACAACTGCGGAAAATCGCCGAACTCTACATGAACCGTTTCCCGAACCGCATCAAAGGGATTGAGATGGACTTTGAAAAAAGTTCGTCTCGAAGTCGCTCATATCAAGAAGCGGAAAAGTATCGCGATTTGCTTGTAAGGGTGAAAAACGAGGTTTGTATTCCGTTAGGGCTGGAATTGCGCGTGAACCTTCATGCGATGACGGGCGATTTTGAGCCGTATTGGTATCAATGGACAGACTATCGAACCGTTGCTAGCGGAAGGGATTTGAACGGAAATCAGGCTATCGACGAGTTTCAAATCATGTCCTATGATTTCTCGTCGGGCAATACTGCGCCTGGAGCATCTACCCCATTATGGTGGCTCGAACAGGTGTTAGATCATGTCCAAAATGTACTGCAACCAGAGAAGGTGTATGTCGGAACAGCCGCATATGGACGCCGTTGGCAGTTGAATGAGAAGCGGACAGGGACAATCGTCAGATATTGGCAAATTATACAATGGCAAAACGGATTGTTCAAGCATAACGCTGGCAGTAGAAACGAGAATGACGAATTTGTTTGGTATAATCAATCGTTCATTCCATATGCCGGATTCCATGATGAAGAATCATCCTACGAAAAGACGTATTTGCATGTGTATGACCGATTTGCAGTGCAGTTCGCAACGTTAAAGACGTTTAACGATCAAACCGTGATTTTCCGTGATACGTACAACGGACAGGACTACATCACAAGCTATTCGAAGCACCAAAGAGCGAAGTTCACGGGCATCAAGAAAATATTGAACGATGTGACGAGCCGGATGGGGAACACGCGAACAGGCACGACTTGGACGCCGCGTGATACACTGTCCGGCTATACATTTTACGGCTATTCAGCGCATTCGGCGGTCTACAACTACAACAAAGACCTGAACACATGCGAACCGGCAGAAGGAAACGAAGGGCAGGACGGGCGCTTGTACTACTCATTCACCCTGCCAGAAGCGGGAAGCTATCGACTGATCGCCGTTGTCTATTTCCCGTATTTAAACCCGCGGATTCCTATTAGCGTGAACGGACAGGGCTTTGTCATCGGGGAAAAAGGAAATCAGCCCGAATGGTATCCGTTTTACGTCAATCCCGACAGGCATTTCTACGACTGCGGTGTTTTTTCGTTTGGCACTTCAAACACGATTGAGGTTGGCATATGCGAAGACGATGCGCAAATTCTAGGGTTTATCGTTTGCGAGGCGTTTGAGCATGGCATGTCGGGCGGGGAAGTCGAGTATCGCGTCAATTTGCAGCCGACGTGGAAACGGGGAGAAGTGACAAACGGGATCGTTTCAAAAGTGCAGGCCTCCTTTCCGGCGAACATGACGATCACAGGCGAACTATTGCGCCGCCCTCCACGTCCGGCCATCATTTGGGAAGACCTGTTCGGACCACATGTCCGAAGCGGCATTACTGACTTGGCAAAGACGAGATACTACCTGCATGTCGATCCAAGTTACATTCCGCCGGGCTCTAACCCCGACCCCGATTTACAACGATGTGTCGGCACTCCAGTGAGCAGGGGATACTCATTTGGAGCATGGCGCCCCTATGCGGCGACAAGCACCGAGGAAGCGCACGTATTCGCCGATACAAGGACACAGTCTATGCAATTGATCGTCAACCGCCAATACGAGATGAACGCCCATATCGAAGCGGATTTGCGCGCTGACGTGAACGACAGAAACGCTGTGTACGGCATTCGCTTTTGCGCCGATCAAGCCGGACAAATTGGGCGAGGGTATGTCTTTGTTGCTGACCATCGAGCCGGACGGTTCTATTTGAAATACGAGAGCGGAGGAAGTTCCCAAGTGCTAGCGTCCGCACCTCTCACGTTGACGCTTGGACAACGCTACACATTCAAAGTTCGAGTGCACGGCAATCATATCAAGTGCATGGTCGGGAACACGGAAGTCATCGAATATCCGAGTACACAAACGTTTCCGGCGCCGCCAAACAAGGGAGCGCACGGTGTATATGCGAGTGGTTGTCGCGTGAAGTGCTATCGACTGCAAATCGCCACAAATGATCGGTATGAGCCGATGGAGAAGGTAGCAGCGATCATCGACGGCGTGGAACATGTTGCACTTGAAGAAACGCGGCCGTACAGCTATGACGAGCTAGGCTATCTTGTATATTCGGGCTTTGACCCCGATGAAGGGTTAGGCATTAAGATTTCCAATGACTACGAAAACCTCCCGATTGTAACCGTGCCGTCTTGGCAAGGGGAGAAAACCATCCGCATCCGTATGGCGGACGCAGGTGTATGGCTGCGCAATTTCTATGTCGGCGATTCGGAAGGCTATTCGATTGCGTGGAACGGCGACCTTGAAAGTTTCATCAAAGCTGCCGAATACACAATGCGATACGGTTGTAAAGG